CCCGACTTCATGCGCTTTGTTACTTTGCGCTGCCACCGGAGGAGATCGGCTTTTGCCGCCTGTTCGTCTTCTGTATCCGTCTCAGGGATATCAGCCTCTTTCTTGTTGCGCTCCTCTTCCCCCATCATCTCTTCCGGTTGTTCCTGCTGTCCGGTAAACGCCTGCAACTGTGCTGGTATGGGCTGCGGATCCTTGTACGTTGGCCCAATCCCTGTCGGCCCGGTTATCTCAGCCGGCAGTAGATCGCCGCGCTCGTCCTCTAATGGATCGTCGTTGTAGTATTCCTTGCGGATCTCATTAATGGTGTGGGCTTTCTCATACGCCTGCTGCTCTTGCAGCTCAATCGCCCTGTCAGAGATCCGCACATCATCGAACTCGCCCCGCAGGTTTTCACCATACGACGGCAGAATGTCGGTAGTGATGCGCTCGGCGACCGCTTGATGCATTGGCCAGATCGCCTTGCTGTTGTACGTTTTGTCCCCCGCTAATGCATTGGCTTCTGTCGCATTTACAGCCAAAATGGAGGACAACCCTGGCGCCAGTACCCCCAAAATCTCTTCTTTACTAAATTGGCGCGAGGCTAAGAAATCCATGTCTTTCTGCGATAAACCGAATTGCAACCACTGCACGCCACCCTTGCCAACGTTACGCAGCATCATCATGCGCCGTTCCGTGCCGCCGTGCTCTTCTCGTACATTGTGCTTTATGCGTTCCCAATCCGTGTCACTGATCGGATCGGCATAAGCTAAAGCACCAGGTGGCTTGGCGTTGTTTTTGGCAAAGTAGTTCTTGTTATAACGTTGCATAGCCATATCGCTGTCTACTGACAAAGCGATGGCTTCTATAGCCGATAATCCAGCAAAGCGATTCAACGGATGCCACGTTTTGCTGTGGCAAATCTCCCAAGGTTCTAGGGGTATTTCTTGCCCATTGCCCGGGTCGTATAAATACCCCCTTAGATATAGCCGATTGTCCGGCACAGGTCGGATCATGTGAGGAGGTATCAGCCACATCTCGCTAGGTGGTGCGTCCGGTGTGGTCCGATTGAGCCACACATATGCATTACCGGTCAATTTGCGATATCCAAACCATGCTTCCAGAAACTCAAAACGCGACTGCATCGGATTGGGTTTCTCTAACAACAACTCAAAGTCATGGTTATCGATGTCCTTTTGTTCTTCGCCGGAGCGCTGCTTGACTTTGAATGGTGTGCCAGCCGCCGATTGTGCAGAGGTGCTCACTGCCATATACACCCACGATAGCGCCTGCATAGATTGCAGCTGGTTTTTGGTAACAGACAGATCCGGCATATCAGAATAGGCGTCCAGACCAGCCAGCGCCCAGCTCGGCGCAGTGATGCGATCAGCCTTTACGCTAGCAAGCCTTGTGTAACCTGCCAGGAATGCCAACCTGTCCCAAAAGTTACCAATCGCCATTGGTGTACCCCAATTTTTCGAGCCATCCCGGATCTGCCGCCTTGAATGCCGCCTTGACCCTGGGCGTAAACTCTTTGCGCCAATCGCCCGTCTTGCCGTGCCTGAATGTCATTGACTTACTTGTTTCGCGCCCGCGCTGCACCATCAGCAGAGCAATCTGATCGATGAGTAGGTTGTCCCGCGTTCCGTTGTATAGATATTCAGCAAGTCGCACCGCCTGCGCACGAGGATTGTTTATCATGTCCTCATACTTCAACTTGAGCACCCATCCCTCAAGCAACCATCCCGCATACAGTTCCCAGCGTTGGAAGATGCCCGGATACGCTTCTATTCCCTCAATGCAAGCGATCAGGACATCTTCAAATGCAGGGAGGGCCTTATACAATGCTTTCCCAGGGTGTTTTAGTTTCTCGTCGTCGTCACTGAGTACATGGTATGCCTGGCTGACAACCACGTCGCGTAAGTCTCGATAAATAAACGCTACGCCAACGCCTGAGTGCTTTATTGCATCGGCCAATGCCGGGCCCCACCCCATGTGTCCCTTGACGTAATAGCCGGTGCGTATACTGGCCAGCATAGCATCGACATGCTCCAGGTTCCCCTGGCTGGTAGTCCACCCATTTCCGTTAAATGTACCAAACCAATTGCCGTTGTGGCTCAATTCCGGCTCCAGGATGGTCGATAACCATTGCTCCGCGAAATGGAGACCAGCTTTCGGGAAACCGTTCAGGTACATGCGCGCGCGCGGGAGTAGGTTCATCAGATACGCTTTCTACTCGAACATATACACGATGCAGCCGCCCTCTGCCGCAGCCCCACCGCTCGCAATAACAAGTTTCAACTTACCCGATCCGCAGAACATTGTATAAGTGCCAATAGAAGTGCATCCATTGTCACACTCCAAAACACGAGGGTAATACCAGGTATCGCTATCACCTTCCCCGGCGCCAACAGTAAGGATTGTCTGATCGATGCCACTTTGTGTCTGTGTCATCGACAACACGGCCGTATTGTTGTCAGCCAGTGTGCCGTCTATCCATTCGACAGCGTATATCCATCCCGATACCGTTTCGCTGGTGATGGTGGCGGCGCCCGATCCGTTGGTTGTTCCTCTCAGTATCTTGCTATGCAATCCTTGCATGTATTCCCCCTGGGGGAGGAGACAATGCCCCTCCCCCATTCGCTAGATAGTCCGACTGCTAGATCCCATCTTCCCAAACAGTCGTTCCTGCTTCGTTGCACTGGTTCCCTACACAACGGAGTGTCCCGTTGTTGGTAATGGCAAAACCGTTGCTGGCAGCAGAGCAAATGCGGTTATCAACATACCAGGCATTCCCGGCCAGAGTTGACTCCGTCGAGGTGTCCTGAACGCCGTATGTTGCGCCATAGATGAAGTTATTGCGGAAAACCGTTTCGTTGCATAGATAGGCGCTGTTGACAATGCCGGCCGTTGAGCCGTAAAAAACATTGTCTTCTACAAGGCACTGACTGAAATTGCCGCCGGAATTACCGACCTTGAGCGCCGTTACATTTGCATATTTGTTTTGCACAGTGGAGCAGTTGCGGATTGTTACGCCACTGCCACTCTCGATGTACAACCCACCCAGTGGTGCAGCTGCCGCCGAATCGCCGGTCCCAAAGGTACAGTTTTCCCAAATGCATCGATATGCCACGGGGGCATGGAATGCGTAAGTTGCACCATTGCCCGTCACAAACTGGATGTTGTACCAGTTCGTGCCACGCATATCAGTAGAGCCTCCCGATCCAGTAGCGCCATCATAGGCACCATTCGAGCCAATGACGACAATACCTGCGCCATTGCCGCGTGGATCTGCCCCTATGCCGATTACATCGGTGTAGTTGGGCAAGGCGGTCAGGTATGTGTACATGGTGCCAGTTCCCTGCACATAGATGATGTTGCGGACATAATCATTGGTCGTCCCTGAGTACGCTGCCCGATAGGTTTCCGAAGCCGTGATGGCTTGCGATACCTGAGCAAAAGGATCGCCCCAGCTCAAGCCCGTATTGTTAGCACTGCCGGTGATGTTGTTGACGTAATAAATACGACCCGGGTAATCCCCTGGATAACCAAAGGCGCCGTTCCCGTCAGCCAAATCAGACAGACGCGCCTTCCCTTTACGCAAAATATAAGTTCCGGACATTTGTTATCTCCTTTGCCTCCGGTAGGGGATGGTTATTCCACCCCCTACCATCAGGCTATCATATCGGTCATCCAGCCTATGGCTGGCTCGACAACTACAGCGTCACGTTATAGGTGCAAGCCACCGCGTTTGTGCTGTCACGGTAGATCAAGCCAAAGCGCAGTAGTGACACAATCTCACTACCATCCCATTCCGGATGACGGGTTACTTCCGTTGTCATGCGTCGCTTCCATCCGAAGAGCCAACGGTCAAAACGCGGCAGCAGGATCGTTCCGGTCGTGTTGTTAGCACCCGAACTAGTATCCTGGTCAATCTTCCCGGCGGTGTTGAACTTGTTTTCATATCCGGTCATGGTATGCCCGCCGTATTTGTAGACATAGCCCATCTGGAACGAGCGGATGACAGGATAGCCCCAGATCGAGGTTATCACGCCACTCTGGATCGTCGGATTGCCTGGATAGACGTCGGATGTCTTGAGAGCGGTGATCTCCATCAGCATCTTCATGTATGTATGAGGATCGACAATGAAGGCGCACTTTGTAGGATCGGCTGCACCGCCAGATGTACCCAGTAGTCGCATCGTCTCAACAAAGTCGTCTTCGTCAAGCGACCCACCGCTACGATTTCTCCCGGACGTTGCCAGCGCCAGATAGCGGAAACCGTTCGCAATCAAGAAGGCATCAGTGCTGGCGGGAGTACCTGCGATGTCGTTGATGTTCGTGCTGGCGGTTGCGCGGGTATCGCCATCGAGAACAACATGGTCCATGTACTCAGAGGCAACCACATCTCTTTGCTTGCGAAGTTGAGGAGCAAACGGGACAATGCTGTCCTCATCCAACTCTCCTGTCCAGCGCTGGCGAGCACCCATTTTGGCAACCGTCAGGGTTGTATTGCTAGTGCCCAGGCGCGAACTTGTAACAGTCGGATTCGGGCGCGACAGTCCACCCGTTGCCGCATCGCTTGCGGCCTGAGCAACCTTGTAAAACACCGGATCGGTGCTCTCAAGGGGAATCTTCACTGCTTCGCTGCCTTGTGGAACTTCGATGCTTGGCAACCTGGAGAGGACTGGTGTGTTTTGGCGAATCTGTTCCCATGCGGCTGAACTGTTGGCCGTCACGACCCATTCATCACCATAACTGGTGAGAGTAGATCGGTTCAACTCGTCCGCCTTGACGGCATCGCCATCAAATGCAAACCCGGCGGCTTTGAGCGCTTCATTCCCGCGACGTGCATACTCCGACTTAGTGGCCTCATCACCCAACTTCACCGCACACGCCTTGTATGCATCTTCGCTGGGTTGCTTCCCCGTCGCCTTGACTACATCGATGGTAAAAGCCACGTC